ATGCGCGCCGAGGACACACGGCGGGGTGGGCGGCACGTGGCCAACGAGCGCAGCGCGTTCGATGCCGACCAGGCGCCCGCTACGGCGGCGGCCAATATGGCGACCGCCCCGCTCTATGAATGCGCCGCGGCGCACGACGGGCAGCCGCCAGATGCGTGGTTACGGATGTTGTACCGGATGTACGGGGATCTGCATTGATCGAGCAGGACCTACAGGTCGAGAAGTGGCCCATCGAACGGCTACGCCCCTACGACCGGAACTCGCGCACCCACACCGAGGCGCAGGTCGCCGAGATCGTCGCCAGCATACGGCGTTTCGGCTTCGTGAATCCGATCCTCGTTGACCCGGATGGGGTGATCATCGCCGGGCACGCTCGGCACATGGCGGCGCAGAAGATGGGCCGGGCAGATGTCCCGGTGATTGTCCTGGCCCACCTGTCGCCAGAGGAGCGCCGAGCGCTGGTCATCGCCGACAACCGCATTGCGCTCAACGCCGGGTGGAATCAGGAGATTCTCGAGGCGGAACTGTTCGACCTCCGTGCGCAGCAGTTCGATTTGACCGTGCTCGGATTCACCGATGGGGAGTTGCGGGAAATGCTGCGGGACGTGGCCGCCGTGGATATGCCGACGCTGGCCGCCAGCGACCGGGCTCCGTTCCGCCAAATGACCTTCAACGTGCACGATGAGCAGTTCGAGACGATCAAGGCGGCGCTGGCGCGAGCTCGTGACATGGGGCCGTTCGTGGGCTCGCTGAACGAGAACGCCAATGCGAACGCCCTGGCCCGCGTTTGCGAAGTGTTCCTCGCCTCGGCTGTGGGAGGCGACGATGCCAACGGCTAAGGATCTGCGCGTCGCGCCGATCTCGTCGCAGGACGCCAACGCCTTCACGCGGCGGCATCACTACAGCGGGAAGGTGGTTCAGAATTCCCAGGTGCACCTGGGCATGTTCCTCGATGGCCGAATCGAGGGGGTAATGCAGTTCGGCCCGTCCCTCGACAAGCGGAAGATCATCGGCTTGGTGGCCGGCACGTCCTGGAATGAATTCATCGAGTTGAACCGGATGGCGTTCACGGAGCGGTTGCCGCGGAACAGCGAGAGCCGTGCCCTGGGCGTCGCCATGCGGTTGCTGCGGAAGACGTACCCGCACTTGAAATGGGTCGTCTCGTTCGCCGACGCGACGCAATGCGGCGACGGGACAATCTACCGCGCCTCGGGCTTCGTGTTGACGGGCATCTCCCGGAATACGAATCTGGCCGTTCTGCCCGACGGCTCGGTGATGCACAAGTTGACGATCCAATCGAACCCCACGCGCCCGCGCCCGGAGTTGCAGGGCCGCACGACCGCCGAGGTCATCGGAGGCGCGCAGTCCTGGGACAAGTACCTCGCCGCGGCGGGCGGGACGAAATTGGAAGGGTTTCAGTTGCGGTACATCTATTTCCTCGATCGATCCGCGCGCGAGCGCCTGACGGTTCCGGTAATCCCGTTCAACGAGATCGGGCGGCGCGGGGCGCGGATGTACAAGGGGAAGCGCGTTGGAAGTGACACCAGCGACACGCCCGGCGTCCAGCCGGTAGAGGGCGGTGCGACTCCGACCCCAACGCTCCAGAAATCTGCGTAACCCATGCCTGGCCTATCGATTCGAGCGTATGCGCGGCACCGCGAGGCGGCGGGCCTGTCGGGCGGCACGATGCAGTCCGTTCGGAAGGCCATTGCAGGAAAGCGGATCACGCAGAACGCCGATGGAACGATTGACCCCGAGCGGGCCGACCAGGAATGGACACAGAACACGTTCGCTGGCGCCACGATTCGAGCGGCCGAGTCGCAATCGACGCCGCGGGCTGTGCCTCCCGCCTCGCCGCCGCAACCCGCGGGCGAGGTCGCCGGCGATCCTGTATCGACGTTCCTGCGCGCGCGGGCCGTGAAGGAGACATTCGCCGCCCGCAAGGCGCAGCTTGAATATGAGCGCGAGGCGGGCAGCCTGATTCCTACAGTGAAGGCCGCAGAGTATGCGACGACCATCTCGGCCATCGTCAAGGATCACTTACAGGCGCGCTCCGACCGCCTGGCGCCGATCCTGGCTGCCCTCGATGAGGAGAAGCAGATACACCGCCTGCTGCGTGCCGACGATGAAACGGTGCTGCGGAAATTGAGCAAGGCCATCAGCGACGCGGGATTGTAATGCAGCCGTTCTCCATTTACGAGGTCGGGGCAGCGGCCATGCTGCCGCCGCGCGAGATCACCGTTGCGCAGTGGGCAGACGAGAATCGCGTCCTGACGGGCGGCGCCGCCGCCGAGCGCGGGCAATGGCGCACGCGCCCGTACCAGCGCGAGCCGATGGAAGTATTGAGCCCGTCGCATCCGTCGCGCCAGGTCGTGCTAATGATGACGGCGCAGTTGGCGAAAACCGAAGTCCTATTGAACTTCCTGGGCTTCGTCGCCGACGTGGACCCTGGGCCGGTCCTGTTCGTTGAACCGCGAGCTGACGACGCCAAGGCGGTATCGAAGGACCGTGTAGCGCCGATGTTCCGCTCCACGCCATCCCTGCGCGGCAAGATCGCGGCTGTAAAGTCGCGCGATAGCGACAATACGACGCTGCATAAGGCGTTCACCAACGGCAGCGGGCACATCACATTCACGGGCGCGATATCGCCCTCGGGCCTGGCAATGCGCCCGATCCGCTACGCGCTCCTGGATGAGGTGGACCGCTATCCGGCGAGCGCTGGGACGGAAGGCGACCCGGTATCCCTCGCCATCCAGCGCACCGCCGAATTCGAGCACAACAAGAAAATCGTCATGGCGTCAACGCCGACGATCCGCGGCGCCAGCCGCATCGAACTGGCCTGGCTCGAATCCGATCAGCGGGATTACTTCGTCCCGTGCCCGATGTGCGGCGAATATCAGGTGCTCGTATTCGGCGATGGCACGGGACCGGGGTTGGTGTGGCCGGAAGGGAAACCCGAGGAAGCGGCCTATCGGTGCGCCGGATGCCGGGATCTGATACCCCACCACAAGAAGGCATGGATGGTGGAGAACGGCGAGTACCGGGCGGCCAACCCCGCCTCGCCGATTCCGGGCTTCCGGATTTCGCAGTTGATCTCGCCTAAGAAAGCCTGGGGTGCCATCGCTGCCGAATTCGTGTCCGCCAAGAAATCGCCCGAGACGCACAAGGCTTTCCGCAACACGGTGCTGGCAGAACTGTGGGAGGAAACGCACGAGGTGCCCCTCGATGCGCACGCGCTCTGGAATCGCTGCGAGCCGTTCGCCTCCGAGGTCCCGGATGGAGTGGCGCTTCTTACCGCCGGCGTCGATGTGCAGGCCGACCGCATCGAAGTTGAAATCGTCGGATGGGGGCGTGACGAGGAATCGTGGTCGATTGCCCACCATGTCATTCCGGGCGACATTACCCGGAACGAGGTCTGGACCCAATTGGAGGCGCTTTTCGTTTCGGAGTACCTCCACGAATCTGGCCTGCCGTTGAGGATCGTGGCGGCCTGCGTGGACAGCGGTTTCAAGGATGCCACGGTCCTGCGGTACACGCGCGAGCGATACACACGGCGGGTCTACGCCGTCAAGGGGCGCGCCGGTGAACTGCCGATTTGGCCGCGGCGGCCGAGTCGAAAGAACCAGACGCCGTTCTTCATCGTCGGCGTCGATGCAGCGAAGACGGCAACTTATGACCGTCTCAAGATTATGGATTCCGGGCCGGGGTTCTGCCACTTCCCCATTGGCCGGGACATTGAGTACTTCGAGCAACTCACCGTCGAAACGAAGTACACGCGCTACCACAACGGCTTTCCGAAATCGGCCTGGCGGAAGCCATCGGGGGCGCGCAATGAAGCCCTCGATTGCCGGGTATACGCCTATGCGGCGCTTCATGCGTTGTACGCGAGCGGGCTTCGCCTCAACAAGATTGCGGACCAGATTTCGGAGGCGGCCAACCGCAGGAGGCAGGTGCCGAGAGACGCGAGCGTAAGCCCTGCCGCGCACACGTCATCCGGTCCTACGGTTGGGTCCTCTTACATGCGAGGTTTCCTCGGATGACAGTTGCCGATCTTCAAATAAAGCGGGACGCCCTAATCTCCGAGATTGCGAAGGCAAACCAGCGCCTGGAATCCGGGGCCGGGGCGATCACGAAGCGCAGCATTGATGAACTCCAGAAGTCGCTGGCGATCATCGACAACGAGATCCAGCGCGCGTCATTCGGCGCCAGGTCCGCGATCGGGCGTCTCTATTCCAACGAGGGCTTGTAATTTTGGAGAAGCTATCACAGATCGTGGCGGGATTCCTCCGACGTGCGGCGAACGCGATAACTCCCTCCTACAGCACCACTGGATCGGGCATGGCGACGATGGGCTGGAATCCCGGAGACTCAGCCGTCAACGCGCTGATTTCGGGTGGTGGAGACGCGCTACGGCGGCAATCGCGCGATATGGCCCGCCGCAATCCGTGGGCCGCCAACGCCATCGAGAGTTATGTCTCCAACGCCGTCGGGTCCGGAATCACGCCGCAACCGAAACATCCGGATGCGGCAACGAAGTACAACTTGCAGCGGCTGTGGGCGCGCTGGACGGATGAGGCTGACGCGGCGGGGCTGACAGATTTCTACGGGCTTCAATCGCTCGCCTGCCGCAGCACCGTTGAATCCGGGGAGTGCATCGCGCGGTTGCGCGACCGGCGCACACAGGACGGCCTTATGGTTCCGTTGCAGATTCAACTGCTCGAATCGGAGCACCTGCCGTTCACGTTGACGAGCGACCTGCCGAACGGGAACCGGGTGCGGTGGGGAATCGAGTTTGACCAGATCGGACGGCGCGTTGCCTACCATCTCTACCGTGAGCATCCCGGAGAAACGCCGTTGTTCTTTAACTCTGGTGACATAGCCCGCGTGCCCGCCGAATCGGTGATGCATCTTTACAAGCCCCTTCGCCCGGGGCAGCACCGCGGCCAACCGTGGTTGACTCCGGTTCTGTTGGCACTGTACGAACTCGAGAAATATGACCGCGCGGAATTGGTGCGCAAGGCCATAGCAACGATGGTCGTGTTTTTCGAGCAGGACAACAACTCAGAGGCTCCGTCGATATTCGGGAGCGACGGCAAAACGGATTCCAACGGCGTCCCGATCCAGGGCTTGGAACCAGGCTCTTACGTCAAAGTTCCTCCGGGGCGCACCGTCGAGCATTCGAAGCCCGTTGACGTTGGCGGCATGTACGTCGAGTTCATGCGCTCGCAGTTGCGGAAAATCGCGGCGGGCTTGGGCATCACGTACGAGCAACTTACTGGCGACCTCACGGGGGTCAATTACTCATCGATACGGGCCGGGCTGTTGGAATTTCGGCGGCGGTGCGAAGCGTTCCAGTATCAGGTGATCGTGCACCAATTCTGTCGTCCGGTTTGGCGGGCCTGGATCGATGCGGCGGCCCTGTCGGGATCGATCGATGCGCGCGAGTATGCGAAGTATCCCGAGCGTTATCTCGATGTGGAATGGCAACCGCAGGCATGGGATTGGGTGGACCCGTTGAAAGATGCGGAAGCTCAAATCCTTCTCATTGACAACCTGCTGAAATCCCGCTCCCAGGCAATCAAGAGCATGGGGTATGACCCAGAGGTTGTGGACCGCCTGATTTCCGAAGACCAGGCGCGGGAGGATCGGGCCAAACTACGCCGCGGCAGCAAGGCGTCCGGAAGCGCGACGCGTCAGGCAAACCAACAGGAGCAAATGCTATGAACCGGAAGCCCTGGCAGGAACACATCGGGTCGCTGCCGCACATGATCGAGGCATCGGCCGCCGAGGCTGGATTCGCGCAGCGGGAACCGCAGTATCAGGTGGCGGACCACATCGCAGTCGTAGATATCTCCGGGGTGCTGGTCAATTCGCCCTGGGACGGCTGGCGCACGAGCGGGTATGGCCGGGTTCAGTACGACGTGCGCGCCGCCGTCGATGACCCGGAAGTCGATGGCATCCTTCTGCGGGTCAATTCGCCAGGTGGCGAGGTGACAAATTCGCTCGAGTCCGCCGATGCCATCATAGCCGCGGGAAAGCAGAAGCCGGTTTGGGCTGTCGCCGACCCGATGGCGTACAGCGCTGGGTATCTCCTGGCGTGTTCAGCGGCCCGGATCTATGCCGCTCCGAAAAGCGGGGGCGTCGGGTCCATCGGCGTTTACGCCGTACATCTGGACCTATCCGAGATGCTCAAGTTGATGGGGGTCAAGGCGACCTTCATTGAAGACCCGAAAGGCAAAAGCGACGGGCACCCGTACAAACCGCTATCCGCCGATGCGAAAGCGGATTTTCAGGACACGATTAAATACCTGGCGGGAATGTTCTTCGATCACGTCGCGCAACGTCGAAAGATGAGCGTCGAAGATGTGCGCACTATGCGCGCGCGCACCTTTGACGGCGCGCAGGCGTCAATCGACATAGGGCTGGCCGACCGGGCCGGAACGCTGGAGCAGGCGCTCCAGCAGTTTCGCGGGTATCTCGACGCGCAAAAGAGTTCTACATATTCCGTGGCGGCTGCGTCCGCTGCGAGATCAACAGAGGAGTCGTCTATGGACGAAACCACGAAGCCCAAGGTGGACGCTCAACCTCCCGCCGGTGGAACTACGGCGGCGGGAGCGGCGCCGCCGCCCTCCGCATCTCCGGAGCAGCAAACCGCGCTGAGCGGTGCCGCGCCCGTCGATGCGGAGGGAATCGTTGCGCTGTGCGCCGTTGCCGGATTGTCGGCCAAGGCGGCGCTGGATTTCATCAACCAGGGGAAATCCACCAAGGATGTGCAGTCGGCATTGATCGATACACGCGCGTCCGCGGGCAGCAACACCGAAATCGTTTCGCAGATCAGCCCGGTGGCTGGCACGCAACCGAAGGACGCCAGCGCCGATGCTCTCAAGTCCGTTGTCGAGCAGATGGGGGGAGGCAAGTAACGCATGGCTACCTACAGCGAAGGTAACTACTTAGGCGATTGGCTCAAGGCGGAAGCGGAGAATGCGTTCAGCCGCGAGCAAGTCGTCATTTTGGCCGGGTCGGGGGCTGCGCGGGAGCTCACTACCGGCATGGTGTTGTCGAAGGTCACGAAGGGGGTTGCGGCCAGCACGGTAGTCTCCGGCGCCGATACCATCACCATTGCGCCGACCGTTGGCGCTGCGGCTAAGGTGGGCACCTACCATTTGACCTGCATCGTGGCGGGCGCTACGGGCAAATTTCTGGTGGAGGACCCCGACGGGGTGACCATCGGAATAGCGACCGTAGGAACGGAGTTCACGACGCATCTGACGTTCACGATTGCCGATGCCGGCGCGCACGCCGTGGTTGGCGACGTGATTACGATTGCGGTTGCGGCGGGGTCCGGAAAGTGGGTGCAGTACAGCGAGGACGGCGGGGCAACCGGGATCGATGTGCCGTCGGGCGTCCTGCTGCTCGATGTGACGGCTCCGTCCGGAGCCGACGCGAAGGGCGTTGTTATCGTCAGGGATGCGATCATCAATTCCGACCAGATCGTCTGGCCGTCCACCACGGATGCCACCGAGAAGTCCGCCGCCTTGGCGGTGCTGAAATCCCTGGGCATCATTGCGCGGGAGGGGGTGTAACCCATGATCGACATTTTCACGAGCGACATGTTCAAGACCGCGTCCTTGACGGACGCGGTGCGGCGAATGCCGAACAAGTACAACCGGATCGGCGGTATGGGCCTGTTCCCGGCGCGCGGCGTGCGGCACCGCACCGTCGGCATCGAAGAACTCAACGAGGTAGCTAGCCTCCTGCCCACGTTGCCATGGGGCGCGCCTGGCACGGTGGGTAACTCGGACAAACGCGGGGCGTACGCTTTCTCGATTCCGCACATTCCGCACGTCGATGCGGTCACACCGGAAGATGTGCAGAGTGTGCGCGAATTCGGCACCGAGGATGGGCTGAAATCCGTCGCGAGCGTTGTAGCCGAGAAGCTCGCCAAGATGCGCGGCAAAATCGATCTGACGACCGAATACATGCGCGCCATGGCGCTCGCTGGTGCGGTGAAGGACGGCGCTAACGTCTCGCTGTACGATTACTACACGGTCTTCGGTATCACGAAGAAGGTTGTGGATTTCGCGCTCGGTACCTCCACCACGGACGTGCGCGGGAAGTGCCTCGAAATCAAGCGGGACGTCGAGAGCAAGGCCCGCGGTGCCGTCATCAACGGCATCGGGTGCCTCTGCTCGTCCGGCTTCTACGACAAGATCACCAAGCACGAGAAGGTGGAGGACGCGTTCAAGTATTTTCAGACGACGCAGCCGCTCAACGGCGATTACCGCGCGGGCTTCACGTTCGGTGGCGTCACCTTTGTGGAGTACGATGCGACGGTGACGCTCTCCGACGGGAGCACCACGGCGGCCATGATCGCCACTGGCGACGCCATCTTCTACCCGCTCGGCGCTGCGATCGGCGTCACCGTATATGCGCCGGCAAACTACATGGAAACCGTCAACGCGCTCGGCCAGGATTTCTATTCGAAGTCCGAGCCGCGCAAGTTCGGCAAAGGGGTGGACATGGAAGTGCAGTCCAACCCCCTGCCCATTCTGCTGCGGCCCGATTTGGTGGCCCGCGGCTACTCGGCCAACTAAAGAGACGCGCTGAACCTGGGGTGCTCCGATGGGGCGGGGGTGGCTCCCGCCCCGTCTTTAAGAAATATGGGCGTTCTTGACGAAATCGCAGCCGAACTCGTGGCATCGGAGTTGGCGACCGAGGTTGTGTATCGCCGGGCCGATGAGTCGAACCAATCTCTGCGGGTCGTTTGGTCCGAGGGATACAAGGTGGAAATGGAGACGCCGGGGGTGAATGCGGTAGCGTTCTCGGCGCTCGCCGATCTCGAACAGCCACCCGTCAAGGGCGACCTGATTGAGCGGGACGGACGGGTTTACCGGGTGTCCGAAGACCCATCGTTCACGCGAGACGGGCAGGGCGGCGTGCGGTTGCTGTTGCGGGTGGTTCAATGATCGTCACACGGATCAAGTACAACGGCTCCACCGTGCGCCTGGGCGGATTCGGCCCGCAGAAATACCAAATGTATCAACTCGGGCGGGTGGCCGTGCAGGTTGTAAAGAACCGGGTGGCGCGTGGAGTCGGCTCGGATGATTCTCCAATGAAGCCGCTATCGGGGCGCACGAGCGCCGTCCGGAAAGACGGAAGGTTCGTTCGGCAGCGGGCCGGGTATTCCGATTGGAAGGCGGCCCACGGGCTCAAATCCATCCGCGACCTGTGGGGCCCGGGCCTGAACGGTGGCCACATGCTCGACAACTTCACCGTCCGCTACGCCGACGAGCGGCAGGTACGGATGGATATTACCTCGCGTTGGGGCCGGATCAAGGCGCGCGCCAACGAGCGCCGCTCGCCATGGTTTGGGTTCTCTGCGCAGGACACGGTAGCGATTTACGGGGTGGCGCGGGTCATGTTCAAAGGGATTGTTGTCGATATCGCGGCTAAGATACGCGGAGTCCGAGTCCGTCCCATTTGGCTCGATCCTCTCGGATCGCAGGATTCTGCCGCACTGAAGGCCGCCTGATGCCGCAGACCCGGAAGAAAGTACGCGACGCCGCACTCGGCATTCTCGCCGACCCCATCAAGGGCTTCAACGCGCGCCTGGCGGCCATCGCGCCCGATTACGGCATCGAGGCATTTGCTGTCGATTGGGGCACCGATTCGAAGACGCTATTCCAGGGCTACATCGAATCGAGCCAGTTGGACCTGTCGCAGATTTCGGAATGGCCCGCCGTGTTCGTCTACACGAGCAATCTAGTCAACGAGCGCCGCCAGATGCCGCGGACGTTCAGTGGGACCATTACGCTGCACGTGGATCTCTGGCTCCGCTTCCGCCAGGGCGTCGAGCGCGACGACCTTGAATCAATCTGCGACGCCGCCGAGGATGCGGCTATATCGGCGCTCTACGATGAAACGGCGGCATGGCCGCCGAGTGTTACGCCGGCGTCCGAGTACTCGGTTCCGAAGGAACCAGCGCAGTTGATGGGCGACGGATGGCAGCAACGAATTCCGATCATTATT